AAATCGCCCTGACAGTACCTTTTTTGTGGGTAATCTCGCCGTTTTCGCGCCGATTCGATACTTTTTTGCATCATTTCGCCGTTTGGATTGCTTTGCGGATTGCGGCACTCATGTTAACTCCGAAGTATTTGTTAACGGCTCTCTCTGCGATCTTGTTAAGTGGCAGTCTGGGTTGGTACTCTGTGTAAGGTTCGTAAGCTGCCAGCATCTCTATGACTGACTTTCTGTTTCTACGATAGACCCCAGGCTCTTTGTCTTCTTTCTGACCTGCGTGGAATAGATTACCTGTTGGTTCGGCATAGCGCTTTCTTGTGGCTCTGCTGATGTTTCCATAGCGGTCTTTGGGGGCTTTGAGGGTAGGGACTAAGATCGCCTTCTTCTTTGGTGTTTGCTTTCCACCATAGACCTGCCAAGCCAGATACTTCTCTTGAATCTCACCTGGGATGATTGATGCGACTAGGTTTGTCTTTCTTGCCCGTGTTCCCCTGAATCTTCCAGCCTTTGTCATAAATGCTGTTAAGGTAAATGGATTGGGTCTGTCTAAGTATCTCGGCATTTCGTCTGTGATCTGTTTAGCAACATCGTTTGCGGTTGCGTTAAGTGCTAGGCTCACAGCATAGGGGAGTTGGTTTCGATGGATGTCTGAAAGTTCTTTTTGAACTTCCTTGATGTTAATGTTAACTTTGACTTCCATTGTTCACCTCAAAAAAAAGGGGAGTTGCCTCCCCAACCTCAGACTGTACCCAGGGAGGAGAAACCCACAGCATCGGTCAGAGTGATTTTCCCACGTTTGGAATTGGAACACCAGCAGGCCATTCCCGATTTAAAACAAGAGTCTCCACGGTCTTTCTGTGAGCGTTAAGCCACATTTCTTTCCTCTGGTCTTTTGTTAAGTCTCTGCCTTGATCTATTTCAAAGTGACACCTCAGGCAAAGTGCGGCAGTGTAAATGTCCGATGCCTTCAGGGAACGCCCTTTTCCATGTTCTGCCCAGTTTGAGTGACTTGCCTGGACACCTTCACTGGCTCCGCAGTGCATACACCTTAAACTCGCCACAGCCTTCAAGAGTTTATGACTGCGTATGTACTGAGTTTTTGGAAACATCAACCCCATACGTTAAAAACCTCTCGGCTTGTTATCTTTCCGATTTTCTCTGTTTTTTCTTTTTCTTTTTTCTCTCGCTTAACACCACTCTTTAGTCTGGTCTGAGTTCTCAGGTCTTTAAGGTAGGTTTGGTAACTCATCGAGTCGGTCAAGAGATCATCCACCAGTTTGTTAACGGTTGCCTCTTTGCCTGGGTTGTAGTGATGCAACCAATCCCTGAGACTTCTTACCAAAACCACTGTGCGGGTTCGGTATTTTCTGCCCTCAAGAGGCAATCTCTTAACTTGGCTTTGTTCCCAACCGACCTTAGACCCAATCAAAGATGCCAACCAGATATTTCGTGAAATGTCAGGAAAAGCATTAATCAGAGACACAATATCAATCCAAGCACCGTCCTCTGGCTTCCACCATTGCAGGCGTCTTTCAGCCTTGTTGGACAGGATTTTGTGAGCACTCATTTTTTGAAGAACTTGCGAAAAAGCCAGTAAGCAAACATTTGAATCGCCACTCCAAGCATGATTAGACCGAAATCACGAAGCATTTTTTTCTCGCAAAGCCTTCAAGATATGTTGTAAAGCAGGATTAAAACTCCAATCATTTTCAGCAATCATTTTGTCAGCGTCTTCATTCCAAATAAATTCTCCATCTTTTGTTACCCTTAATACTTCATTTCCCATCAAAGATGATTGAAATGATACGGACGGAATATCTTTTCCAATGCCCAAGTTTAATTTGTAGTCTATACCTTCAGGGCATTTACAACTGCTTTGCTCTCCAAGGCTCCATCGTTCTCCACAAGCCCAGCATTGTGTATAAAACATATTAGCCTCCATTCTTTTGTTTGAGTTTGGCTTCGATGGCGCGAGTAATTGAGGCAGCCCTGGCGGGCAATATGATGCCGGGCCAAATTTCAACAATCTCCTCATCCGTCAGACAAACAAATTCACGCTGTGGTTGTGGCAAAGAATGCTTGCCATTCGGTTGCTGATCAAGTGCCCAACTCAACCATTGCTCTGCTGTCATGTCGTAATAGCCATCAGGCCCAAAACTTGACAGTTCTTCACCAAGTCGTATGGCCGCGTTTTTCCATGTGTCACGCTGTGGTTGTGGGGTGGTGTATTTTCGAGCAAACGCGATCCCTTCTTTAAATCCTTGCCTGAACGTAGGCTGATCTCCAAGAAGGTGGCGTCGCAGATAGTTTCCGATGCGTGTCTTAGTCAGCGTTTGCATAGCCATCTCCGAATCAAAATGACAGCCACACCAAGAGCAGCACCGCCCAAAGTCAAAAGCAAATCATTCATTTCTTACCCCATCGAATGGTGGGTTGAGGATCGGCCAAGCGATATACGCCATCGATGTTGTAAACGTAGTAGTCCGGCTCAAGCACCCGAGGTTTTTGATCTGGCGTATAGACCAGCACAGTCATCGGCGCCGATGGGCAAATTTTTGCTGCCTTTCTGGCTGCTGCCTCGATTGTTGCTTCGCGCTCAACGACGACATCTTCTGCGCGTTCGCTACCTGCAACGAACCTGCGGAACCTGAATGGCGGCTCCCACACATGGTCTGGGACTTTTGCCATCTCATCCATCCACGCCACCGGCTGATCGAAAGTTTCTTTCGATTCAGTTGAGCTTTGCTCAAGGTCCTGCTTCTCAGCCTCTGCAATGGCTTGGCGTAGGGATGTGATGGCTTCATCTGTTTTATTGCATCCAACATCGTGCGTTGATTCCAACGCCTCCAACCACTGTTTCATTGCTTCAACTGACATGATTTAGCTCCTTGAGTTTTGTTTCAATGGCTCGGGCAAATTCCAATCCGGTTTGATGCAATGGATGAAATTCTTTGCGAATCTCGTAATCCGTCAGCCCAACCCATTCACGCTGTGGTTGTGGGGTGGTGTAGACAGGCAAGATGCTGATCGCGTTGTCTCGGTACACGCCGCTGAGTTCCTTGTTGAACTGCCACTCATACGGCCCCTTGACCGTGTGCTGCGACACCCAACCATACGGCTCCTGCACAGGGGCTGTTGGCTTGCTCAGTTCATTGGTGCTGTCGATTGTCATGTTTTCAATCCACGGCACAGGCTCATAGTCCAGCCCTAGTTCTCTGGCGTTCTCTGCCATCTTGTTAAGTGCTTCGTTGGCTATTGCTTGGCGTAGGGATTCGATGGCTTCTCGCTCCAATGAATAATTTTCAGAACCGCATCGATCCAACGCCTCCAGCGCCTGTTTCATGACTTCTAGACTCATTTACTACTCCTTGAAAGTGATTCCGTTTTCCGATCCCCAAGCCAAAACCCACTCTGTGAATTCTGATGCCTCTGCCTTCGTAAACTTTCTACTTTGCAAACCTAGCTGCACAAGTCTCTGACCATCCAAGCTAGGAACAACTTTGCCAGATTGCCTGCCAGTTTCATGCGCCCACTGGTCTATAAGAAATCTTTTGAAGCTGTCGGTATCCCATTGCGAACCAAAATGCTCTGCTTGTTTAGCGATCTGCCCAATGAGAGCGTGAAACATTGCGTTCTGGTCAAGGCTTCTATTGTCCTCTGTGATTGTTAAGGTTAACACCTGCCCATTGTTAAGTCGAGCCTTTATCCTAGGCATTAAGTCAACTATTGTTTGGTGAGCCTGGGGGTAGTTATGAAGTTTGAAGACTGCCATTTAATACTCCGATCATTCTTAGAGCGGCTTCTGCGCCGTCAATTCTCACCAATGTACTTCCAGACCAATTCTCAAAGAAATCGGCTTGTAGCTTCGTTAAACGCTTTTTAGAGCCATTCTTTACCTCGACTAAGAATGTGTGTCCTTTGTACCCTACCAAAAGGTCAACAGGTAGACCAATGATCCAGACATACGCTCCAGCGGCTCGGAGTGCTGAAATTACCTGATCCTGATTTTGATCAACCCTTGCTGCGTATCTCATTGATTACCTCTTGCTCGGATGGCGGTGGCAGACTCTTTAATGGCTCTCCAGACAAAACCTTTGGCGTTAAGATTTTTTGCAGCTTCTGATAATTCATCTAAATTTTTCGCACATTTTTCACGTTCGGCGGCTTGAGCCATGTGGAAAAATCGAATGATGTTTTCTGCTTGAGATTCGTTGTTTTCGTACTCTGGAATCCCACAGGATTCAGCCATTTTGATAATGTCATCTCTGTTCATGCTTGTCCCCTTTCCTCAAGCCAAGCTGCAAACTTTGAAATTTCTGGGTATTCCTTTTGCCATTTTGTTGTTGCGGCTTCATTCAAAGACTTTACGCCGTTTTCAAGGTCAGACTGGACGCACATCCACCATTCATCGCTGATAGCCTCACGTTCAGCGGCTTGAGCCATTCGGAAGAAGCGTTCAACCTGCTCGTGATACGACAAGTTTTTTTGTAGTCGAAAACCTAGCCCAGCCTCCCGCGCCATGCGGATAATGTCATCTCTGTTCATTCAGTTCTCCTAGTCTCTTTGCTACTTTCTTCCCCAAGTCAGGAAAGTCCTTCTGAAATATCTTCACCATGTACCGAGAGTGCTCGATGTGGTTGATTGCCATCCTCGCATAGTGCTCCACCAACCTGTTTTCTAGGTCTTCCAAGTATGTGGGGAATGTCTCCGGTGAGGATGAGGGCTTTTCTGATCCGGTGCGATTCGATGAGGATTCCATTTTTCACCATGTCCAAAAGGTTATGTGCTTCAGTCTTAGTCACTTAATATTCTCCAGGCTGTTGCCGCACACAAGGGAACCTGCCCGTTGCCAATGGCTTTAAGTCTGTCCACCCCAAACTCCACCCCATCAGCCATTCGACCCACATCGGGTTCAGTTTCCCACCAGCGTGAGTTGCCAATGTCGGAGTGTTCCTGTTGTACTCGCTCGGTGATGCACATTCCTTGGCATTGTGTGCTGTCGGTGTCGGCCACATCTTTACCAACCTGCCCAACCCAACTGAACCATCCTTCCCGTTCTGATTTACTTTCCGAGGCATCCCAGTTTTTGTCTCGTAAAAGCTGTCGTTCTTTCCAATCACCGATCCTGTCGTTCCATCGCTGGCTACTGGGGTGGGAACCGTAAATCCAAATGCGCTCTCTTTGGTGGGGTGCACCAACGGCGTTTGCTCCCAACACTCCCCATCGCGCATTAAACCCCATTGAGGCCAAGTCTCCGAGAACTCGTCCAAGTCCCCTAGAAGTGAGCATTGGTGAGTTTTCCACGAACACGAATTTGGGTCGTACTTCGTGAATGATGCGCGCCATTTCTCCCCACATTCCTGATCGTTCTCCGTCAATTCCTGCGCCTTTTCCGGCAGCGGAAATGTCCTGGCATGGAAACCCTCCAGATACCACGTCAACAATTCCTCTCCAAGGCTTTCCGTCAAAGGTTTGTACGTCATCCCAAATCGGGAAAGGCGGGAGAAGTCCGTCATTTTGTCTGGCGCACAGTACGCTTGCGGGATAGGGCTCCCATTCAACTGCACAGACTGTTCGCCATCCAAGGAGCTTTCCTCCAAGAATGCCTCCACCAGCGCCCGCGAATAAAGCCAACTCATTCATGCTTCCTTCCTTAACTGTTTGAAACGCTCCAAGATGTGGGTAGGAGGTGGCGCGGTTATCTTTGCATCGTTGTCCAACTTAACCAATGCAGGATCGCGCTCTTGTTTTCCAGGGACTGTGGTTCTTGCTATGTCGGCAGCTTGTTGGGCAAATGTTGTTTTGGATGCAACCCAATCAGCTTTGAATGATTGCCAGTTTCGGACAATCGTTTCCTTCAATGCATCCTCAAGCGTCCATCCGGCGATGGTTGCTTGTTTGGCAATGTCGTTAATCACTGTCTGAGTGATCTGGGCTTTCTTGGATTTTCTGTGGTTAACAAACTCTTGCCAAACTGTTTCAGAAACGCCGTCAGGCGTTGCAACGACAGTTGCTGTCTTCTTTATTGGTTTATGGTTATTGGTTATTGGTTCTTGGTTATTGGTTGGTTGAACGTCCGTTGAACGGGCGTTGATCCTCCGTTCAGCGGATGCTTTACCAGCGCGTGACGCCTGTTCAACCTTCGTATGGAAATGCTCAATTTCCTTGTCTGCCCTTGTGTTAACAAAGCCTTCAGGGGTTGAAAGAAAGAACTCATCCAGAACAGTTAACACATCTTGCTCGTATTCACGCATCCCGATCTGACGAGCAATGTCATGGGTTTTTATTGGTGATTCGTGAAGATAGTAAAAATCTAAGAGTCTTCTATACGCTATGTCTTCGATGATCGAAAGATGGCGCGTGTGACTGGCATAGTCACCAATGTGGAATTGGTAGTAGTGCATTAAGCAACCTCGCAAATCCTCCAGGAAAGAAACAATCGGCAGGCGGGAGGTTCGCTTTTCGGTGGAGTAGCTACTCTCCACCTAGCCGTGTTTCAAAACATTCTATATCAAAGACAGTTGGTTGTGCAATTACTTCCGTAACAGCAGGTCGTACAAGTGACGATGCGACCACCGGAGACAACCGTGTGAGTGGTGCAAGCCCATGCAGTTGATGCCAGGACTGCTAAGTAAACGGCGATGAGTTTTTTCATATCTTTGCCTTACTTGGCAAGCGATGGACTGACGGAAGAATCGTGATTGACTTTCTGAACTTGGTGATTGTTTCTTCTTTGTTCTGATCGTCCTTGCGAACCGTGGTCATTGTGGACTTGTCTCGCTGGCGCTGGAGTTCGACACCGATGGATTGTTCGCCTGTTCGCCACTGAAATGCGTTTGCCATTCGTTGATACCTTTGAGTTGTTGAACACGCTTCTCAGGAAGTTCGTCCCACTGAGTAACAGCAGCGCGAGACACTCCGAGAAGGGTCGCCAGTTTACTCTTTGATCCGGCGATTTCAATGGCTTTTTGTAAATTCATGGTTTTCCTTATAGGTTGTTGGTGACCGGCGCTGATCTCCGGCTTGAACTTGCGTACATGGATGCATTGGTCCTTTGTGCCATGCCACTGTCGCGCATCAGCCTGCGCATTCACCAACACGGCTGGGGACTGGGGACTATCCATCCTGTCCGATTGGCGCGACCTCTCGACCTTTTCAGGTGTCCACCAATCCCCATGCGTGTTGGTGCTGGTCAGCCTCATAAAGCAGAGTCGTGGATGAAATTTGACACATTGAGCCACCAGGCGCTAACCCTTTTCTGACCAGCCTTAACATTGTAACCTTAACAAATCAGTCGGGATTAGTATAAACACCTAGACAATTTGTTAAGTTGTGCGTTAAGATTCTCTCACCTTAACAGGTTTTAACAAGGAGTAGCAAATGAAAGAAACAGTCTCAGCAATCATCACCATCTTGACCATGATCGCCATTGGCGTGATGTTGGCATGGAGGGGTTAAGCATGAGAAAACACACACCAGGGCCTTGGCGCTACGAATATGAGCCTGGATTCTGCGGAGAATTGATTGCAGCAAATGGAACAGTCATTGCTGAGTTTATTTCCGAACCTCGTCCGCCAAATGCCCGCCTGATATCCGCCGCACCTGAGCTTCTGGAGGCGCTGCAAGGGCTAATTAATGGCGCAGAAGCAATGGGCTGGAACACAAAAAAAGCCCGCGCCGCCATCGCTAAAGCAACGGGGGAAGCATGAACACACAAGCCCTTAAAACAGTCCGTAGGCTATTTAATGTTGACTACATACCCAGAGAACAGAATCGCCACAATCAACGCGCCTGGGTTCGTTCTGTGCGTTCCTTGGGTAGTCGTTGGTTATTAACTCAAAAAGTGGAAAAGAAATGATACCTACAAACAAATTGCGTTTTGTAAAAAGATTGCAAGTTACATCAAGACAAAATGGTTTGCAAAAAGAAACAATCAATGTTCTTCAGCAATGGTGGTGTTTTGAATTGGCAGAAATTGCAAAAGACCCGTCTAAAGCAGGTTTAGGCGAATGGCGTGACGTCCCATTGGAGAATGAAGAATGAATCCAGAGTACATCATCAACTCAATCAAACAAACATCAGACATTCACTATCGTGAAGGACAGGCAGAAGATCGTCTTGCTTATCGAGTAGGAATGTTAGAGCAGAAAATCCGTGAAATTTGTACTATGATGCAATTTCAATCTGAAGACCACAAAGCTGAAGTCACAGCATTGAAGAAACAGATTGATAACTTAACCTAAGGAGTAGTAAATGAAAGAAATCGCATCAGCATTGGTTAAAGCACAGAAAGCCTTTGGACCCGCACTCAAGACAGCTACAAACCCGCATTTCAAAAAGAACTATGCAGACCTTGCCGCCTGTATTGAAGCTGTTGTAGACGCTTTAAACGCCAATGGCATAGCACTTGTCCAACAAACCAGTGATTGTTCTGATGGCGTCATTGTGGAGACAGTCTTTGTCCACGAATCCGGTGAGACATTCTCAAGTGGTCGCCTTCATGTACCTGCCAGCAAACACGATGCACAAGGGTATGGGTCTGCTCTGACTTACGCTCGGCGATACAGTCTGATGGCAGCGTGTGGTATCGCACCAGAAGATGACGATGGAAACGCAGCAACAAAGAAAAAGCCAGCGATTGACAACAACCGTCTGAGCCAGGCAATCCAGAAGATCAAAGAAGGCGCGTACACCACAGACAAGTTGAGAGACACCTTTGCTCTGACCGCAGAACAAGAGAAGGTTTTGGTAGGAGCACTTGCAAATGAATAATACAGGTGGACCAGCGTTTCCTTGTAGTTAACGAATGGAAGGAAATAAATCGTGACAAATACAACGAATACCAAAGAGCATACAGGGCAAAAAGAAAAGCGGAAGGAAACCCCGTTTCTAGAGGAACTTAACATCCGTGACTACTTTGCGGCCAAGGCGATGCAGGAATTGATGACATACAAAGACCGGCCGGCATACCTTCGACCTGTTGATGAAGTGGCAACTGATGCCTACGAAATGGCAGACGCCATGCTGAAAGCGAGAGAAAAATGATTGAACAAGGAACTCCTGAATGGCATCAAATGCGCCTGGGCAAAGTCTCAGCTTCTCGCATGGCAGACCTGTTGGCTAAAACAAAGTCAGGACATTCAGCAAGTCGGGCTAAGTACATGGCTCAACTTCTTTGTGAGCGAATGACTGGACAACCAACAGAGTTTTTCACCACAGCCGCAATGCAACGAGGAACAGAAATTGAGCCAATCGCCCGAGCCGCTTATGAAGCAGAAAACTTCACCTCAGTCGAACAAGTCGCTTGGGTCGAGCATCCGACTATTCCGATGGCGGGATGCTCACCTGATGGTCTCGTGGGAGAACACGGTCTCATCGAGATCAAGTGTAAAGAGATTCACAATCACCTGGATTCGATTCTGAATGACAGGATTGACCCAGACCATCAGGCTCAAATGATGTGGCAAATGTGCGTCACGGGTCGCCAGTGGTGTGATTACGTCTGTTTCGATGATCGAGCACCAGAGGGTCTTCAGTTGTTCGTCAAGAGGTTGCATCGTGACGAAGAAAAAATCAAACAAATGGAGGATGAGGTTAGGACATTCTTAAAAGACCTGGAAAGTATGATTCAAAAACTCAATGAGATTAAGGAAAAAAATGGCAAGCGTATGTAAAGTTCATCTAGTAGGCAATGTTGGTCAAGACCCTGAAGTGCGTTATAGCGCGGCAGGTAAACCGATTGCAAACGCAACTCTAGCCACCACCTCGCGCAGGAAAGACAAGAACGGCGATCTGATCGAGAGCACAGAGTGGCATCGTCTGACCTTCTTTGATAAGCTGGCTGACATTGTTGGTCAGTACATGAAGAAGGGAGCACTCGTCTATGTCGAGGGAACGATTAAATACGAAAAGTACCTAAACAAGAAAGGAGTGGAGATCAATTCAACTTCAATAATTTGTAGCGAAATGACAATCTTGAAGCGTCCAGAGAATAAGGAAAAGCCTGAATATGAAGGCTTGCCGAAACTTGAGGACGATGACGAATCTGTACCTTTTTAAGGAGAATGAAATGAGTGTACAACGTGAAATGACATATGGAGAAATGGCTGTCGGTCTTAAATTCAACCCAAGCAATGATGATGCTGTTGCAAAATGCAAAGCTGAATTTGCTGTTGTAATTGATCGAATGAACGATCTTCGCAATTCAACTAATAATAACGAAGTTAAGCGAATGGCTAGTATTGCAATTACGGAGGCGCAAACTGCTCAAATGTGGGCCGTTAAAGCTATAACTTGGAGTTTTTAATGAAACTTGAACTTGAAGAAAACGAAATTGTGTTCTTAATGAACGTCTTGGGAGAGCTTCCCACGAAGTCAGGGGCTTTCCTGTTGCTTCAAAAAATTGGGCAACAAAAGGCTGCACAAGAAACATTGAATGCAGTTCCAGAAAAGCAAAAAACCGAGTAAACTTAACTGAGGGAACGGACGGATGCTGTGCGGAACGTGCAAACACGATCACCGAGCTAGCCACAGACGCAGACCTAGTACCTCAAACTTTAGGAGTAGCAATGAAACTTTTTGACCTTTTTAAACGCGCACGATCAACCGATCCAGTCACCTCTTTTGAGGCTGCTGAACAAGTCAATCCAAACAAACACTTTGCGATGATTGTGGATTGCCTATCGACCCACGGACCCATGGGGAAGGACGGGATAGCCTCTTGCCTTGGTCTTGAGAGTTCTGCGGTTTCCAGGCGTCTTCCAGAGCTTCAGAAGATGGGTCTTGTCAAACTCACAGGAAACATTGTCAAATCTTCCAAAAATCGTAACGAGAGGGAGTGGTCAGTATGAAACGAAGTGACGCAGTGCAATATTCCACCGGAAGTTTTGAGTACGAAACTGATGACGGTCCTGTCGATGTGTTTTATACGTTTGAGCCGGGCGATCCTGATGTGGGATTAGCTGATGATTACGACATCAACATCTTCGATGGTGAGGACGATATAACTTTCGATTCTGACCACAATCTTTATCTGAAGGTTAAAAGGTTAGTCCCCGATCATCATCAAAAAATGATTCAGGACTTACAAGATTAACTTGGCACTCATCATCGGAATTTTAGTGATAGGGCTAATCATTGCCCTATCCGTCATTCTTTACATATTCGCTTGGTATGAAACAACAAAAGATTCACACGATTACAACTCTAAAAGAAAGAACGATTGAGGACGGAGACTGTTGGGAGTGGCAGGGATACTGTGCAAACGGCACTCCCTATGTGTTTCACGCAGGAAAGATGGTTGGGGTTCGCAGACTGTTTACCGAGCTTCTTGGAGGAAAGTTAAGGGACGGGTACTATGTCGCCAAGTGTGAAAATGGGCTTTGTGTGAATCCAGAACACACGACATACAACGACCCAAAGCAACACATGAAAAAAGGCAACAGGAAGGCTCTACAAAGCCCTACAAGGCGTTTAAAAATCCAGATATACAAGAGAGCCACAAACGCCAAACTAACGCAGGAAATGGCTGACGAAATCCGTTCCTCAGAAGGTCCTTCAAGGGTGATCGCTGCGAAGTATGGAGTGAATAGGTCGGTAGTGTGTAGAATCAGGAC